TGGAGGACCGTGACCCGTCTCATCTGCATCGGAACATGGTGTTTGAGAAGGGTGCCGCTGGTTCCCGCCGCCTGCTGATTAACGTTCCCCCGAATCACGCCAAGTCGATGACGATCACCGTCGAGTATGTGTCGTATCGGATCGTGAAGGACCCGAACATCTCGGTGATGATCGTGTCCAAGACGCAGGAGATGGCGAAGAAGCTGCTGTACGCGATTAAGCAGCGGCTCACCCATCCGGCGTACGCTGAGCTTCAGCTGGCATTCGCTCCCGTAGATGGGTGGAAAGCGAGCGCCGACCAGTGGTCGGCCACTCGCGTGTACTTGGACAGTGGCTCTCGTAGCGGTGCCGAGAAGGACCCCACGATTGAGGCTCTGGGTATGGGTGGGCAGATCTACGGGTCCCGTGCCAGTTTGATCGTCCTCGATGACTGCGTCACTCTTGCGAACGCGAACGAATGGCCCAAGCAGATGGACTGGGTACGCCAAGAGGTGGCTTCCCGCCTGGGACCTGGCGGCCAGCTGCTGGTCGTGGGAACCCGCGTCGCCCCCATCGACCTGTATAGCGAGCTCCGCAACCCGGAGCATTACACCGACGGTGTGCTCCCCTGGTCCTACCTGTCCATGCCAGCGGTCCTCGAATACGCGGACGACCCGGAAGACTGGCTCACCCTGTGGCCCGTATCGGATGAACCATTCATCGACTCCGACCAGCCCGACAGCAACGGCGACTACCCCCGCTGGACAGGTAAACGCCTCGCGTCCGTCCGCAACGAAGTCGGCCCCCGCAAATGGTCACTCGTCTACCAGAACCAGGACGTTGAAGAAGACGCCACATTCGACGCAGTCGCGGTACGCGGCAGCGTCAACGGGTCCAGGCAGGCAGGCCCACTCGAAGCAGGCCACCGGGGCCATCCAGAGAACACAGATGGCTTCTACACCGTGTGCTCGATGGACCCGGCTGTGGCCGGTAATACTGCGGCTGTCGCGTATTCGGTGAATCGTTACACCGGGGAGCGGTATGTGCTGGATGTGCGGGTTATGGCTGGCCCAACCCCAGCGATGATCCGTGACTTGATCCGTGAGATGACTGATGTGTATCGGCCTCACGAGTGGATTATTGAGGCGAATGCTTTCCAGGGGTTCCTCGTCTATGACGAGGACTTGAACCAGTACCTGGCGAATAAGGGCATCGTGTTGAAGCCTCATCACACGAACTCCAATAAGCAGGATCCGGATTTCGGTGTCGCATCCATGTCGGGTTTGTTCGGGACTATCGCCATGGGTCCGTCGAATACTCGTAGCCATCAGGGTGACAATTTGGTGGAGCTCCCGAGTACGCACACGCATGGCGTGAAGATGCTGGTGGAGGAGTTGATCTCCTGGTCTCCTGCGGTGAAAACGAAGAATCGCCGTCAGGACACGGTGATGGCGTTGTGGTTCGCGGAGCTTCGCGCTCGCGAATTGATCTCGGGTTCTAAGAAGGCGTCCTACTTCGGTGGGGGTAACAGGTTTCTCGCCGACCGTGATCGTGAACGTCAAATGGTCGTGAACCTCGATGAGTACTTTGCAGCCGAACAATCGGCTGCATGGATCTAAGGAGAAAACATGCCGATGGTCGGTGGGAAGAAGTACCCGTACACGAAGGCGGGTAAAGCTGCGGCCAAGAAAGCTGCGGCCAAGTCTGGCAAGAAGATGACCATGGCTAAGAAGGCCAAGAAGAAGTAGTAATGCCAGCGAAGAAGGATCCTCGCTTAGAGCGTGCCGGTGTTTCCGGTTACAACAAGCCCAAGCGCACACCAAACCACCCCACGAAGTCACATGTTGTTGTGGCGAAAGAGGGCAACAAGGTGAAGACGATCCGTTTCGGTCAGCAAGGCGTGACGGGTGACAAGAAACCCACGAAGCGTCAAGCATCATTCAAGGCTCGCCATGCAGCGAACATCAAGAAAGGCAAGATGTCCGCTGCCTATTGGGCCAACAAAGTCAAGTGGTAGGGGTACATGGCTGATTTCGCATACGAAGCCACGCTGACGATTGATCGTCTGCGTCGCCAGAACACTGAGCGTGATGCTCGCATGCGTGCAGTCAACCTTGTCCGCACAGGGAACTCCGACATGGTGTTCCGTGGTTTGTTCCCCGCCGACTGGCCGAAGCCTGTCGTTGGTAACTTCATCGATGTTGTTGCCCGTGACACTGCGGAGATGGTTGGTGTCATGCCAACTCTCACTGCCGCTGGCGACAGTGTCTTGGATGAGTCGAAGCGTTCACGCCAGGACAAACTGACGCGGATCATCAACTACCTGGCGTATGAGTCGAATCTGGGTACTCACCTGATCACGGCTGCTGATCGCATGAACACGTACGGGTTCGTACCGATCCGTGTGGAAGCGAACTATGACGGTGGTTACCCGCATATCCACGTTGATGATTCGATGCACACGTACTACGAGAGGGACCGCTGGGGTCATGTGACCTTGTATGCGCGTATCTTCTGGCATCGCGTCAGTGAGCTGATCGCGATGTTCCCTGAGCATGCGGCACAGTTGCGTAAGCAAACGAACTACAACAACGACTCTGATGAGTTGTTGGACTTGGTGCACTATTACGACAAAGACCGGGTCATGTTGTTCGTCCCGAAGCGTGACGGCTTGATCCTCACTCAGTACCGGAATCCTGTTGGACGGATTCCGGTCAAGATCGCCGAGATGCCTTCCCTCGATGGTGAGGTTCGCGGTTCGTTCGATGATGTGCTGTGGGTTTTTGCAGCTAAGGCGTACCTAGCCACGTTGTCGATGGAGGCTACACAGAAAGCCGTTCAGGCTCCTATCGCTATCCCACAGGATGTGCAGGAGTTCGCTTTCGGCCCTGACGCTATCTTGCGTTCCCAGAACCCTGAGCGGATTCGTCGGGTTCCGTTGGAGTTGCCACAGTCAGCGATGATTGAAAACCGCAAGCTCGATGATGAGTTGCGGTTGGGTGCACGTTTCCCGGAGGCTCGCGCTGGCGACATGGACGCATCCGTTGTCACTGGTCGCGGTGTGCAAGCCCTCATGGGTGGCTTCGACACCCGCATTAAGACTGCTCAAGCGATGCTGGGTGATGCCCTTTCCGGTGCTTTGTCTCTCGCACTGGAAATGGATGAAGCTATCTGGGGTGATGTCCCCAAGAATGTGTACGCATCCGTTAACGGTTCACCGTATGAGTTGAAATACACGCCCTCGAAAGACATTAAGGGCATGTACACAGTCACCCACGAGTACGGCGTTATGGCTGGTCTTGACCCGAACCGCGCTCTTGTGTGGGGTTTGCAGGCTCTCGGAGCGAACCTGATCTCGAAATCGTTCCTGCGCCGAAACCTTCCCGTGAACATGAACGTGTCCGAGGAAGAGAAGGTCATCGATGTGGAGAAGCTGCGTGAGGCAGCTCTCATGTCGGTGCAGTCGTACGCACAGACCCTGCCGGAGATCGCTGCATCCGGTCAGGATCCAACTCAAGTGATCAAGGTGATCGGTGACCTTATCGAGTCCCGGAAGAAGGGGACTCCTATTGAGAAGGCTATTGAGACGGCGTTTGCCCCTGAAGAGCCTGCTCCTACAGATTCCCCCAATCAGATGCCAGAAGACCCGATGGCTGCTATGAGCCAAATGATGGATCCGGGCACGCCTCTGGGTGGGGGTCCTTCTTCACCGCCGCAACCCCAGGGGTTGCAGCAACTTCTCGCTGGCTTGTCTTCGACAGGCCAGCCGTCCATGGCTGCACGCACTATGCGTCAGTCACAGATCGCTTAGCTGGGGAGGAGGTAAGCACATGGCGATGTTTGGAACCACTCAAGGAACCCCTCAGACCAACGTCTCGCGTGACGAGAAAGTTGGAACGATGCCTTCAGGAGGGGCACCGGGTGCGGGAGAACGCACGAAGCCGGTCGCGACCAGCGTTGGTCAGCCGAATTCCCAACCAATCAAGTAGTTGTCTTCGGAAGGGGAAGGGGCTATCCCCTTCCCCTTCCGTTGCTTAGGGAGAGTTATGCGCAGAGGAATGTTCATTCGTGTGGGCGTCGGTGACGCTTACGTGATGATCGGTTCCGAGGGTGTCAGTTATTCACCTGATCTTGCGCATGACATGGCTCTTCGCGCCTACCAGTCTCTCGGGGAAACGATCCAGCAGGCGATCAACACTGGATATATCCAGATCGATGAAGAGGAAGAGATCGATTGGGATCCAGATGGCCCGAACGATGACGAAGGTGAAGACGAAGAAGAGGAGGAGGTGAATGATGGCCCAAGCCGCTGGTGGATTCAATAACAGTGGTCAGCCGTTGTCACCTCCTGGAGCCATGAGTCAGCGCACTGACATGCAGGCACAGGGGGCTATGCAGCTTCCTGATGCTGCCTACGGCGAGCAGCAGGACTTCCAGGCCATTCAGGCTGGTGCCGCTATGGCTGGTATGCCGAACACCCCTATGCCTGTTCGCTTGTCTGATCCGACGATGAACCCGGATGAGCCTGTCACGGCTGGTGCACCCGTGGGTGATGGTCCGGGTTTGGATGCGTTGCCGACCGATTCTCCGTTCTCTCAGGACATGCAGATGATTGCGAAGTACATACCTCAGTTTGAGGCTATGGCTGCTGATGAGAACACTCCTGAAACTTTCCGTCTTTTTGTCCGCTGGGTTCGGAGCTTTAGGTGAGTGAACTGAGCTTCGTTAACAACATTGCTCGCGGGGTTGAAACTTTGGGTGTCGAGTATGCACCTTTGATTTTTGCTTTGGCGCGGGTTCGCTGGGAGTCAGCGGATGATCGCGACGGGGTGTTGAACTGGTTGGCGGCTGAGGATGGCTAAGCGCGTTGATCGTTTCCGCGATTCAGTGGAGACGTACAGTGGCCGGGATGCTTCCGGTAACTGGCTTACGGATTTTGCCGGGAATGTAACCGAGTGGGCTGGTGGTGCCGCCAACGAAGTGGGCGGCTTGCTGTACAACACGGTCGCCCCGTTTGCTCAGGGTCTCACTGGTGGCATGGTCGGGCAGCAGGCTGCCCGTGTCGCCCCGAGTGTTGCGCCGCAGGTTGCTCAAGCAGCCACCCAGACTCGACCTTTCCAGGTTGATTCGTTCATGGATCCGACCACTCGGCAGAGGATGGCCGGGGGTGCTGTTGCTGGTTTAGCTCTCCCTTTGGCTGCTTTGGAGTACGGATACCGTGGCGTCAACACGGGTGTTGGTGGTTCTGTATTGTCGGTAGGGGATTACGCCCCGTGGAACATTGCCCTTCGTCAACTGTCCGGTAATGACATTTACTCCAATCCTTTGTACCGGGATGGTTTTCAGTGGACTGACGTAACCGACACTTACCGGAAGGTGTGGGGTAACGAGAAGCCCATGATCGGGGCTAACGGTCTTCCCGTTCTGGATAAAGACGGCAATCCCGTCATGGAGCAGGATGCCGTCACTTCCGGTCAAGCCATCTCCACTGTTGTTGGACGAACAGGTATCAACCTTCTCGACAGTGTTCTTCCTGCCGATATCCAATCGAATATCGACAGGTACGTCGAAGAAGACACCGCTCGCGCAATACAGGACCCCAACAACACCCGTGGTCTTCTGTCATGGTCGAGTGGCTTGTATTCAGAGTTTGATGTCTTCAACTTCACGGAACGCGAGTCCGCGTTTAACCAGGGTGCCGGTCGGTGGATATCTGGAACAGCGGATGCCGCTGTCATGTGGTGGCTTGCTCCTGAAGTGATTGGCCTGAAGGCCGCAGGCATGGCTGGTCGAAGCCTTTTCATGCGTTCACTGGATGAACTGTCGGACATTGAGAAGGCCCGTGAGTCGATCGATCTTCATCGTGCATGGTTGAACGGTGAGGAAGGTGGGCGAAAGACTGACTTTGGCCGCCTCCTGGAGTCCCTGGGTCGAATGGATGAGACGCAGATTCTGCGTCACCAACTAGCAAAGCAGTCCACTGATTCCGCCCTGGTCGCACGCACCTTTGGTAGCGTGCGAACTTACGACGAGGTAGCCGACCGTTTCCTTGCATTGTCTGGCGACTTGCAGGCTATTGATCGCCTGTTCGAAGCTGATCGTGTCCTGGGTGACACGATGCGAATGAACGTGGAACGTCTCGCGGAGCTCGCCGAGGACATCGATAGGTTCGGTGCTCTTGGTCGCAACCAGAATAATGTCTTCTTCGAGAACTTCGTTCGCAGGTATCAGGCGCAGGCTGAGCGAATCACGAAGGTGATCGACCAGGCGAAGACGGAGAACAAGGCGCTTGAGTCCGCCATCGCTGGATTGAATCGTGAGGCTGGCCTTCCGGACGTTGTTCGCTTCGGCGATGTTTCTCTTTCTCGCCTGAAATTCGGTCCGAACTCCGCTCGACGCATGGAAGCGAAGGCTGTTCGGGAGGCGGAGCGTTCCTCGGGAACGCATCTGTGGAAGACGGATGAGTTCAAGACGGGTGGCACATTTGGTCGTACCGTTCGGGTCTGGCAGTCCGCCTATGACTACATGAGAACAAACCGCATTCGCGGTTTCGCTCGCCTGACGGACAGCAATGATGTGATCGCCGAGGTCGACGCATCGATGATGACTCTTCCCATGTTCCGGGCTTTGCAGAAGGAGTACCAGGGGTCAGCGTTCATGCCTGGTACGGATCAGCTTGTCTCTGATTTCCGTGAGGAAATAGTCAGCCGCATAACTAACGCTCGCACACCAACCGAGCGCATGGTCGTGTATAACGACTATGAGCGTCGCGTGTGGGAGTCACTGTCCTCCTACTACAACCTGGATGCTGTCACGGCGAGTGAGCTTCTCACTCGCTATAAGGGTTTGCGTGAGACGGTCACCGAAGTAGCGAAGGCCAAGGGTTTCATCATCGATGACGGTGATGTGAACATTATTCCTGAGTTGCAGTCCCTCCTTGCGGAGGGAATGCCGACCATGGACTTCCATTTCATTGAGACGATATTCCGCCTTGAGCGGGGTAGTGGTGTTCGTCGTGGCAAGGACTGGCTGTCCATTAGGGGTAGCCGAGGCTTGGCTGCATTCGACGCAATATGGCGTCCGCTTGTCTTGATGCGTCTGGGTTACACGGTTCGAAACATTACGGAAGGCGGATTGCGTGAGCTAGCCGCTGTCGGAACTCTGGGAAACTTTTACCAGACTGGCGCTGGTACTCGTGCTATCGCAAATAACCCGTTTGCTCGTTGGGCTGCTGGGTTTGGTCGCGGCATGGACCGGGTTGTTTCGATGCGGTACGGAAGCCTGCGGCTAAAGAAGCAGAATCTTGAGACCGCCGCGAGTATTGCACGACAGAACCTGCGTGAGGTTAAGCGCCTTGAGGAGCGACGCACTCGAATCCTTGGTTTGATCACTCGTGCAGCTGAGGCTGCTGAACGTAATGCGCAGCGTCAGGTGGGGGCAGAAGCTGCTGCCATTCGTCAGGCACGAGTGGGTGCAACGTTTGAAGAAGTGACGACCGAGGCTTATGCAGAGATCGACAAGATCATGCAGGAAGCCCAAGAACTCATTATCGCCTCTCAGCACATTCGACCAATTCTTGGCGGCACTTCGCGTCGGAGATCGAATATAGTTTTTGGCTTCGATGATCAGGCTACCGCCGAGGGTAGATTGATCAATGAGGCTTCCGCTAGGAACCAAACCCGCGCCAGAGCCGGACTCGATGTTGATGAGACCGATCCTCTTACTGCTGACGATCCTTCTAACCTTCTTGCTCAGAATGGTGAGTACCAGGAAGATCTAGTCAAGCAGTTCCTGAACAGGGAAGAGCGCCTGCAACTAGATGAGCTATCTCAAGCTAACGAAAAGATTGGCTTGGAGGATTGGCAAGCTCAACTCTTTGAGGAGCTTTATCAGCGTGCTACCGCACGAGCAGCGCGTAAAGCGATGCGTGACGGGGATACTGTTGTTCGTATCGTCGATCCAGAGTCCGGTCTTTATCAGGTTATCCATAGCCCTGCTGAAATAACCGCTGATGACATTGCCGAACAGAACCTTGCGGTTCTGCTTCGAGAGAATCTCGATCAGGTTCAATATGTTCGCGCCAACGTTTACGGTGGAGTAGTCGATCTTCGTAGGCCGGACGTAATCGAGTTTCCGTACGGTGTCAATAGAAACCTAGACATCGCCATGGGTGAGGATGAAACCCTCGAATTTATCGGCAGCAGTAAGGACCTGCGAGAGCTTCATTCAATCTTCTTCCCAGGTGAAGAGTTTCCTCTGACCCTTGAGGTCGGTGAAATTGAAATCCTCAATGACATTAAGAGGATCGCCGACCTGGCTTACGCGGATGAATCAATTCGCGAAGCAATTGAGCTACGTCGTATGGCAATGAACTTGCCTGAAGAGATCCGTCTGTGGATGGAAGAATCGGGTTTTCTAATCCCGAGTAAGAAGTTGAAGGATCTTGCCCGAAAGATCGAGGGCAAGCGGAGTTACGCTCAAAGAATTCAGGATGAGCGTGGTGAACTGTACGACTCAATTGTTGAAAGGGCTACCGACCCTGACTACTGGAATGATCTTTCCATTGAACTTGGGTTCGATCCGACATTCCATACTGGATTTGAGATTCCAGGTGGAGTCCTTTCTATAGACCCAGTTAACACTCCCGAGAACGTCGATAACCTTCTTGGTTCCGGCATGTATATGACTCGCAGTGGTAGAGCATCATCGGGTTACTTTTTCTCTCGGGTTATGGATTCAGGTAACGCGACTCGGATGGATGACCCGGTCATTTACGCGATCCCTGTTGATGCCTACGACGAAGTCAAATACCTAGACGTTGATGTTGACGGCAACACTTTCGAGAATGAGGAATTCCTCAAGGATGTTTTTGGGGACATGGTTCGTGACAGCCTTGGTCGCGAAGCCACTCCGGAGGATTGGGAAAAAGTAGATGACTTGCTTTATCAAAAGTATGCCAACGGCGCATTCCCAGTAACTCCCGGTCAGCAAGCTGACAACATTGTCGGCCATCGAGTCGGGGACTTTATGAAATCCATGCAGGATTTCATTGAAGATCAGCGAGCGGTGATCGGTCGGGACGCCAAGTACATGGCTCAATTGTCGTGGACGAAGGCTCTTCGTAACAAGGGCTACATTGGAATCCGCCATAAGGGCGGAAATAACATGACCGACTATTACGACGGTAACTACTACGAGCACGACGTTTTCATCTGGTACGGGAACGGCACTGGGGATGATCTTCTTGACCTAGTTCCCATTGAAGACCTAACTGAGGACATGGTTCGGTACAGGAATCTTCTATTTGAATACCAGAAGGCGCACGCGCAAGCTTGGGATATCGTCAAGGAAAAGGCTATCCTCGATAGGGCTATTCCCTACGACCCGCGTTCTGTGAACGCCGCGACCATGTCTCCAAAAATGAAGGCGAAGATCGCCGAATACATGCGACAGAATGGTGTTGGTCGCATCCTCATTGACGATTCCATGTCACCGTCTGGTTACCAGATGTTGACCAGCCCGGACATGATCAGTGTTTCCACGGAACAGATTGACTCGGTTCTACCCCCTGGTCTTATCGGGAAAGACTTCATTGACAATGCGCTTCCACGCCTCGAGCGTGAAGCGCTTGTCCGAAACCCTGCGACCCTTCAGACGGGGAACTTGTCGGATGTTGAGTTGATGCAGATGTTCGACTCCAACCGTGGTGTTGTGAACATTCTTCGCGGTACATCTAAGGGAACTCCTCGCGAACAAGCTTTGCTGGCTCGTGCCATGGAGACGAACGGTTACACCCACGTTCAGATTGGTGGGTCTGATAGCAACACGTTTACAACCGTTAGTGAACTTGTTGGGCGTCGTGACACTGGTTCGGCTTACGGGGCGATGTTCGAGCAGGACGCTGTCTCTCAGCGTCGCAACTTGATTCTTGCTAATGACGAGCGTTTTGCGAGTCTCGAGAATGAGTTGGGTGAGGTTGAGCGTCTTATCCGTGGCGCGGAGGAGTCCTACGGTGCTTCTTTAACGGAATCTAAGAAGGCTGCTGCTGCACTTTCGAAGAGGCTCGGTAAGCGAGCCAAGGGTAAGCCCATGAAGTCCGGTCTTGGTTCTGGAACTGAGCGGTTCTCTGGTCGTGGTTTTGAATCGTTTGAGACTCTTGGACCTTTCAACCCGAACAATCAGGGTTCCTTGAATGCGTCTCTGTCGAGTTCTGGTGACACTGTGATGGCGAACCTGTACGGGTTCACCGACTACGCGATGATGCAGTTGCGTAAGACTCAGGTCACTCGACAGTACCGCCCTGGTGATCCGCTGTACTTCCAGACAATGGCTGAGCAGATTAACCGGGCTTGGCGTAACGACCTCATCGGTATGGCTTTGATCCGTGGTGAGGCGGATGACCAGATCATTCAGACCTTGTTCAGTACGAAACAGGGTCGTGCCTATCTGCGTGACGTTGAGGGTTTCAATGCTTTCCGTGGGTACGTGGATGCAGGTCGTCTCACGGATGATGCTCGTGCGGATATAGCTCAGCTTATTGCTGAGCGTCGTAACTCGTTGCAGCAGTTGATTCCTGATGATGATCTGATGCGTCACATCGCTGATAACGAGGTGACGCCGGACTATTTGATGTCGCAGATTGGTTGGCGTGCGGATCTTCCGGATATTGTTGGGTCTCAGCTTGTTGATGCGCAGCGCACTCTTGTCCGCAAAGCAACCGGCAACATCATGCGGATTTTGGGTACGATCCCTGAAGACGCACTGATTCGTCACCCGTTCTATCGCGCTCGTTGGCGCGATGAGATGCAGCGTCAGGCGGACTTGTACGCATCACAGGGGATCAGTAAATTCTCTGAGGCTCAGCTGAATGCCATGAATCAGGTGGCTAAGCGTTGGGCTTTGAAGCAGACCAATGAGACCCTGTACACGATTCAGCGGTTGTCCACTCCTGCTCACATCTTCAAGTTTGTGATGCCGTTCTTCCCAGCATGGGCTAGCGCCATGCGGTTCTGGCTTCTGCGGATGCCCGTGGAGCAGCCGCAGAACATTGCGCGGTACGCAATGCTGTGGAATGCACCCGAGTCTGCTGGCTTCGTGTATGACGATGAGGGCAACAAGGTTCAGGGTGAGGACAATTTCATTGGCCGGATAGGCAACAAGTTGTTCTCTGGTGCTGAGGGTGACATTTTCATCCGGGTGGATAGCCCTGCTATCCGTAAGCGCATCGAGTCGATCACTGGCTATTCCGATATTTCGATCCCGAAGGGGTCGATTGACATGATGCTTCAGGGTGAGACTTTCTGGTTCCCTGGCTTGACGCCATTCGTTGCTATTCCTGCTTCATGGCTTGCCGCGCAAATGCCTGATATTGCGACCGCTCTTGAGACTGGGAATCTTCGTGAGATTCCCATTCTTCGGGACATTCTCTCTGAGGATGTTGAGAATTTCATTTCCGATAACGAGCTGACTCGACCCTTCTACCGGGCTGCTATTCCTTTTGGTCAACCTACTCGGGAGAAGGACATTGTCGATGTCGCGACGGATTACCTAGCTCCAGCGTTCTTGAACAGGTGGACTACGGCTATTCGGGGGATGGGTTCGGCTGAGTTTGCTTCAGCCGCCAAGGAGATCCATCGCACCGCGATGACGGAATGGGAATTGGGCGGTAAGGAAGGTCCAGAACCTGACTTCATCGACTCGGTCGGCAAGGCCAATGACTACTTCTGGTTCCGTGGCGGAATGAACTTGACAATGCCTTTCGCTACTCGATTCCACTCGAAGTACAAGTTCTACATCGATGAGGGTCGACGTATAGACCGTGAGACATTTGATGCTGGCGGCACCTATCAGGACGCTAATGAGGAGTTCTTGCGTCTGTACGGTCCCACATTCTTCAAGTACACGCAGTCTTTGTCCGCTGGTGGTTCGGGAATGTCATCGACAGTGGGTGAGTACAAGGAGTTCCAGCGGGATCCACGCTTGATGGCTTCGCTTGCATCCATTGGTGATGATGCGTCGTTCATCACTATGGCTACTCGACCGTTCGCTGAGCCCATGAATGAGAACGGTTTCGATGGTGCGGTCTACTCGTGGCAGATGAACCGTGAGATCGAGGGTGCGTACGGGAAGTTCCTTCGCGGTGGTCAATGTACTGAACTTCCAACAACTCGCGCTAACCGCGAGTTGGGGTGGATGTATTTCGAGAAGAACATGGAAGCGTTGAACGCTCTTGCCGCTAGTCGCGGAACCACCGTGGAGAACGATCCTAGTTTGCAGATGATCAAGAAGCAGATGGTGGAGCAGATTGGTGCGGAGTACAAGGAGTGGTTCGAGGATTACAAGGAGATCGGCGGGAACCGATACATCCAGTCGAATACGGCTCTTCAGGAAATGGTTGACGCTGGGTACTTCGAGGCTCACAAGGATCATCCGTACGCTCAAGCACTTCTTGCTTTCTATGAGGGCCGTAAAGTTTTCGGTCAGCTTCTCCTAGATAGGGATGCTGCTGGTGGTAGCGCGAACATCAACGCTAAGTCGAATGCTGGCGTGAAGTTGATGTACGACAACTGGATCGAGAGTCTTCGCGCATATGACACGACGGGGAATTTCGGTAACACGTGGGAGAGGTTCTTCCAGTCTGATCCGTTGTTGCCTATTCCTGCGTTAGGGGAGAGCAATGGCTGACGAGTACAACAACA